CGTCGCGTCGAGGCCGGCGGCCGCGAGGTGTGACGCTGTCGATCGGCGGAGCGCGTGGAACTGAACGTCGCGGCCGTCCCCGAGCCCGGCCCGCCGCGTGATCGTCTTCCACCGTTTCCGGAGGGCCGTGTCCGACGCGATCCACCAAAACACCGTAGGCCCGTCGTGGGCGACCACGCGATCGACCAGGGCGCAGGCCTCGGGGGACAGCTCATAGACCCGTTCCTGACGCTTGCCCTTCCGGATCACCGCCGGCACGGTCAACGTCGGGCGGTGCCAGCAGTGCCGCGGCGTCTTCAGGAGAGCGTTGATGCGCTCGCCCGTCTCGAGCCCGACCGCGATCAGGGCCTGGAAAAACACGTTGGCGGGCACCGGCCCCACCCACCCGCTCGACCACTTCGCGGCCTCCGCGAGCCGCGCCAGCTCGGCCGTCGTGAAGGCCCGCGGCGTGGACTGCGGGATCAGCTCGGGCGCGACTGTTGGGCGAAGCCGCACGAGCCCCCGGCCCTGGGCCAGATTCCACAGGGCGAGGATCCCCGATCGCTCGCGGGACACGGAGTTGGGCGACTTCTTCTCGGCCATCTTCGCGAGCCACTGAGAGACGACCAGGTCGTCGAGGTCGTCCAGGGTTGCGGGCCGGCCAAGCCACCTGGAGAACTGGGTGATGGCATGGCGAAGAAGGCGGACGCTTTCGGGCGAGCGGCCGCGGAGACGAAGCGGAACGTAAACGTCGGTCAGGAATCGGTCGAGTGTCATGGTGCGTACCTCCGCAAAGGGTATAGGCCACGCATCCGTGCCGTGTGTCCCCCTTCCTTGGCGACTTCCGGTTGTGACGGCCGTGCCGATTGGCCGCTGCACCGTTGGTCACCGAATGGTTCGGTAACACCCCCGCCACTTTCAAACGTTTCAATCCTGCCCGGGAAACCAGGGCCAAAACAGGGCCGGACACCGCCGCCAGAATCCGAGGCCGTTCGATGGACACCGGTGTCATGGCGTTCCTCGTCTACTTCGTCCGGGCCGCCGGTCTGTTCCTCGCGATCGGCACGTGCGGCGTCCTGGCGGTCGTGCTGCCGTTCACCAAGGACGGCGGCCTGCTCGCTGCCGCGGTGGCCGTGCTCGTCGCGGCCGGCGGCGTCCTGTCGTGGCCCAGGTGGCCCGGCTCCTGGCGGACCGACGCCCCGACCGACAAGCAGATCGCCTACGCGGAGAACCTCGGGATCCGCATCCCCGCCGGCATCACGAAGGGCCGGCTGTCCGACATGATCGAGGCCGCGAAACAGGTCCGCGGCTGAACCTCTGGCCGCCGTGTTGATTCACGGCCCCGAACCCCTACGCTACGGAGGCCATGAAAATGCCGTTCAAACCCAAGCCCGGCCGGACCTACATCAACACCCGCGAAGCGGCCGACATCTTCGGCTGCAGCATGGGACGGATCCGCCAGCTCGCCCTGGCTGGTGACCTGTGGTGCGGCCATCTCCACGACCGCGCGCTCGTCTACGACAAAGAAGAGGTCGAGCGCAAGGCGAAGGAGATTCCAGCGACCGGCCGTCCGCGCAAGGGCCGGAAGTCGGCCTGATCTCATTCAAGGACCGTTCGGGAAACTGCCGATTGTGGTTCTAACCACAACGCTACAAGCAGGAGGACCCGATGCGACGGATCAACTGGAACAACCTGACCACCGCCCTGGTCCTCGTCCGGCTCGGCCAGGAACTGGGATCGGATTCGCCGCTGGCCCGCTCTGTTTTTGCCGTCGCGGAAATCGCCGCAAAACTCGCGACCTTTTTCCCTGTTGACAAGTTCTAACCACATCCCTACAACACCCCGCGTCAGTTCTAACCACACCACAAGAAGGAACGAAGGCATGGACGCCAACGAACGGATGCCGGGCGATGCGGAAGCCGCTGCGGCGGTTGCAGGGATGCAGGACTTCTACGGTCGGCCGCTGCCGTCCATCGGCGACTGGATCAACGGGTCCAGCGGCGGGAAGCAGTGGTCGGGCCGCGTGATGGACGTCTCGGGCTCGACGGTGATCGTCGGCCTCGACGGCGGTGCCCACCTGGTCGCGCCCACCAGCGACATCGGGAGGGCCTGATCATGCTCAACAATCACGCCCACCACCGGCGCGACTACCGGGCAGGCCCGTGGGAGGCCTTCCTCCAGCGGAAGGCCCGGGCCATCCAGAAGCTCATGGCCCCCGGGCGGGTGCTCGAGCAGCTCGTCGCCCAGGCCCGGCCCGTCGGGGACGGCCTCTACGCCATCCCAGCCGGCCCGGCCCTGTTCTTGCGGGCAAAGGCGAGCCTCGACGAGTTCCGCGTGATCGCGAACGACACCGAAGGCGAGGTGCTGCGATGAGCGACGCGTGGCTGGGCTTCTGGCTGATCGTGGCGGCGGCGTTCTTGATGACGTTCACGCTCGGGGCCGTGGCGGTCGGCCTGGCGGTGGTGATGAATCGCAGGGAGGAGCCCCGTGGCGGATGCCGCGGCGGAGGATGCCGGCGGGATGCCGGTCGGCAGGGATGCACCCGGTCGGGGGCGGTCGACGGACCGGCCGCCTCCGATTTCACGACGCTGGCCCGCGCGGGCTGGGTCGACATGGAGACGGTTCGGCAAACGGAGGGGAAGTGATGGCGATCAAGATCGAGCGCGGCGTCAGCCGCGGAGCGGCCCGCGTGGTGCTGTACGGCACCGAGGGCATCGGCAAGAGCACGCTGGCGGCACAGTTCCCGAACCCCGTGATCCTCGACACCGAGGACGGCACGCGTCAGATCGACTGTGCCCGCGTCCGGTGCTCCGACTGGATGACGCTCCAGGGGGCGATGGTGGACCTCGGCGGCAACGCCCAGGGCTTCGCGACGGTGGTCGTCGATTCGGTGGACTGGGCCGAGCGGCTCGCCCTCGAGCACATGCTCCGAAAGGACGGCAAGCGGAGCGTCGAGGACTACGGCTTCGGCAAGGGGTTCGTGAAGCTCGCCGAGGTCATGTCGGCGTTCCTGGGCATGGCCGACAACCTGATCGACCGCGGCGTGAACGTCGTGTTCGTCGGCCACTCGACGGTCAAGCGGACGACGCCGCCCGACCTCGACGAGGGCTGGGATCGCTACGAACTGAAGCTCTCGCGTCAGGTGGCCCCGCTCGTCAAGGAGTGGGCCGACGCCCTCCTGTTCGCGAACTACCGGACGCGGCTGGTCGAGGGGACCGACGGACGGACCCGGGCCAAGGGTGGGAAGGAGCGGATCCTGTTCGCGGAGCGGACCGCGGCCTGGGATGCGAAGAACCGATACGGCCTGCCGGCCGAGCTGCCCATGACGATCGAGGCCCTCGCGCCGCTGTTCGCCGGCCCGCGGGCGGCCCCGAGCCCGAGGCCCCGCGGCGGCTGGCTGGAGCGGGTGGCCGCGGCTGACACCGTCGAGGCCCTCGGCCAGATCGCCGACGAGGCCGACCAGGCCGTGACCGCCGGCGACATGACGGAGAGCCAGCGGAATCGGCTCGACGTCGAGATCGGCAAGCGGCACGACGCGATCGAGCCTCGCGAGGTGGAGGCATGAGCGACTGGTTCGCGTTCTCGCGGATGCGTGGCGACGACCAGCCGCGGGACTGGATGCGGTGGTCGGAGTTTCGACAGGCGGTCAGGGCGGAGATCCCCTGCCTGAGTGACGACGACATCAAGAAGGCCGTGCGGACGTCGCGGCCGGAAAAGCGGTACGGGCACTATCGGTACACGAACGAGCACATGGAAGCGGTCCGAGCGTATGCGGCCCGCCTGGGGTTTCTGAAGGACACGAAGGAGACGGCGAATGTCTGACGACGCAATCGACTGGGGCGACTGGGGCGGCGAGGAGCAGGAGTCGAAGCTGCTGCAGCCGGGCGAATACACGGGCAGCATCACCGAGGCGGCGTGGGTGGTCGAGCCATGGGCCGAGAGGACGTTCCCTGGAAGCGGCGGGAACATGCTGAAGGTGAAGGTCGAGATCGACGCTCCGGCGGGATACGCGGCGACGATCACGCGGATCCCGCGGATCAAGGAGCGGCGATGGCAGTACCGCGCGGTCTGCGGGGCCGCTGGCGTGCCGGCCCCGTCGAAGGACGGTCCTCCGTGGAGCCCTTCTTGCCTGGTCGGCAAGCGGGTCCAGGTGCTGACGAAGATCTACACGAACCCGAAGACCGACGAGAGCAAGGTCGAGATCGAGAAGTGGTTCCCGGCCGAGACCTGGACGCAGCCCGACGCCGGCCAGCCGAAGCCGGCCGAGAAGCCGGTGGCGAAGCGGACGCCGACCCAGAAGGCCGACGCGGCCTCCGGCGTGATGCCCAACGATGACATCCCGTTTTGAGGTGACGCATGGACGCGAACAAAAGCATGAGGCTGGCGGAAGCAAAACGTGCGGCTGCTGATGCGATCGAGGCCCAGGTCGTCGACCTGAAGGCGTTGGCCGAGCATCTGCGGGCCGAGGCCGACGCCGTCGAAGCGAAGGAGGCCCTGGCATGAGGGACCATGACTTCGCGGACGAGGACGATCCGGTGGCGGCCCGTCGCCGGTGGAACGACGAGCTCGCGGCCGTCGAAGCCGAGATCCGCGAGGAGGCCCGGCCGGAGGTGATCGAGGAGCGGCGGCGGGAGGCGGCCCAACGCGAGCGGTGGCGAAGCCTGCCGCCGGTGCGGCTGCGGCCGGGCGTGCCGGCCAGCCGGCTCACGGACCAGGAGGCGGCGTTGCTCGATCGGCACGGCTACTGAGGACATGTCCGGCCGCTCCCGGCCGCAGGGGCTGACTCATCACAGCCCCAGGGAGGACGCCGCGGGCGGTCGTCTGAAACACCCGCAGCCGGAGCCGGAGACCTTTCCGCCGGCGATCCGACCGCCGGCCCGGCGTCACAGGGCAAATACACGGAGGGTAAGCGGATGGCACTGCAGACGAGCATGGACGCGATCGAGTCGCTGCCGATCTTCGCATCGGCGCGGAAGACCGACCCTGCGACCTCGCACGCGGCCGCGAAGCGGGCGCCGGTGTCCGGGCACTGTGCCAAGGTGCTCGAGGCCCTGGCGGCCGGCCCCGCCGGCCAGACCGAGATCGCCCGCCGGGCCGGGCTGACGGTGGCCGCGGTGTCGAAGCGGCTGCCGGAGCTGAGGCGGGCCGGTCTCGTCGAGCGGACGGGCCGGGAGGTCGAGGGCGGGGAGAGTGAGTATCGGAGGTCTACGTGATTACGCTCGACACAAATCATGCAATGGCTGGGTGTCCATGCACCGAGTTCACGCGTGTGCTTTCATTTGATCGTCCAATAGAAGCAACGATTCGCGTCCGGGCTTGCACGGAGTGGTTTGGTCGCCGTCCGATTCGCGACGCGCTAGATGTATTGTCGCGTCACACAGGAATGACATTTATCGACAAAGAGCAGGCGATGTCGCTTGTCGGCCTTTACAGTGACGAGCCGCCAGGAGTTATTCTCAATGACATCGAGCCTTTGATAGAGGCAGGGTTTGGCAGGACGTATTACGTTCGACGAGATGTACTAAAGCAATGCTCTCGCTATGGTGCGCCTAAGTGCAGTCTGTGCGGCACAAGGAAATGTGCTGAGCCGTCTCACAAAGACTTTCAATTTGAGATGAAGGTGTTTTGCCGCGAAACTTCCGGGGAAGTTTACGTGTTACTTCACGAGCCGACCCAGTTTGTGAAGGTTGGTTTTTCTTCGCAGTCAAGGAAGCGCATCCAAACGCACCGCGCGTCAATTCCTGGAAACCTAACCCTTATTGGCGTTTTTCCTGGAGGAAGGGCCGTTGAGCGTGGCATTCATGAGCAGCTCTGCGACTGGCTGGTCCCTGGATACCAGGAGTGGTTTTTTTACTCGCCATTTGTCCGCGAATACCTGTCGAGGTTTGCTCAATGCCGTCTGGGCAACAGCCAGCCATCTTCGACGCGGCCGGTCGGGTCGGAGTGAACACATGGCAACCAACTGGCACGAACAACGCCTCCGCGAAGAACGCTCTGAGCGGATCAAGGAGCAGGAGGCCAAGCGCGACCCGGAGCTCGAGCAGGCGGTCATCGCCTACCACGCTCACCGGATCAGCGGCGGCACGATGATGTTTGCGGAGTTCAGGTCGGAGTGGATCAAGACGAACGGAGGCCAGGATGGCCGGTGACTGGCTGAAGATGCGGCACGACCTGGCGGACGACCCGGCAGTGATCCGGATCGCCACGGCGTGCCGCATCGACGAGGATGCCGTGGTCGGGAAGTTGCACCGGCTCTGGTCGTGGGCGGACCGCCACACGGCCGGCGGGCACGCCGACGGCGTCGGGCTCGACTGGGTGGACAGGACTGCCAGGTGTCAGGGGTTTGCGGCTGAAATGGTGCGGGTGGGATGGCTGGAGGAAACGGGCCAAGGGCTGACGTTTCCCCGGTTCGACCGGCACTGCAGCGAATCCGCAAAGGTCCGGGCGCTCGGCAAAACCAGGGTGAAACGCTTCCGTAACGCTGCGCGCGTTACAGATGCGTTACCAGAGAAGAGAAGAGAAGAAGTTCCTCCTCCTCCGCACGCGTGCGCGGGGGAACCCCCGGACCCGGCAAGATGGGCAATCCTCCGGGATGCCTGGAAGTCCGGCCCGGGAGTTCCGTGGGGGCCTCCTGACCCGCCAGACGAGGCCGTGGCGCGGCTTGCCGAGGATGGCTGGCTGGATGACGCCCTCCAGGCCATCGGCCGTCTGCGGGGCTGCAAGTACTTCCAGAACCCCGTCGGGCTGCCGCAGTTCTGCGGGCCGCGGTTCGTTGGGCGGGTGCTGCAGGGGCGGTACGACGCGGTGAACCCGGACCGGAAGCCAGGCCCTCGCGGCCAGGACGAACGCCGCCCGGCGGCCGAGGCCGCGGCCGAGTGGCAGCGGAAGGCCGAAGACCCGGAAGCCGCCCGCCGGCGTGCCGAGTACCTGGAGTCCAAGGCCCGCAAGGCCAAGGCCAGGGGCGAAGATGCTCGGAGCCGCGGCGACGGCGACTTCGAGGCCGCACGTGCGGCTGTGCTGGCGTCGATTCAGGAGGCAACGAAATGACCGACCGCGACATCGACGAGGTCTGCCCCTACGTCGTCGGCGAGACGACGCGATACTGCTCGCTGACGACGTTCACGCTCACCGACGAGGAACGTCGGGCCATTGAGGCGGGAATCGCAAACTGCGAGGACATCACCTATGGCGGCCCGAATGATGAAGAAGCGGCGGCAGTCCTTCGGCGGCTACTGGAACGGTTAGGGTGAGAACGCCAGCGATCTGCGGCGCAGTCCGCAGCATCGCGTGGTTAGCGAGGAAATGGAGAATCAGATGGTAATACGAGACGAGATCGGACGGACGATTGAAGTCGGGATGCGTGTCGGTTGCCGAAATACTGGAGAGCCTCGCGAAATGTCCAGGCGTGGGTTGACGCTGCTGGGGTACGAGCCAGATTCAGACCGGCCGTACATCACTGACGCTGGCAGATTTGGCTTGGCTCTCAAGGATCACCAGCCAGACATGGATCAGTGGATTGCATCGCACGTCCGCTAACCACTGTTTCTACGGACCCGTATATCACGCCGCCGCGCCGTATAACACGCCGCCTAGATGCGCCGCGCGGCCGCGAGACAGGCGACGGTGCTGGATAACGTGCTGGATAATGTCGCGAACGCTGGCAAGGAGGCCAGTCCATGAAAGAGACCGCCACGCCCGTCATCGGCATCGACCCCGGCCCGCGAGAGTTCGCGTGGGTGCTGTGGGACGGCTCGCGCGTCCTCGACTGCGGCGACGTTCCGAACTACCAGCCGGGGCCGTTCCTGACGCCATCGGTCGGCTACCGGGTCGCGGTCGAGTGGATCGAGTCATTCGGAATGGCGGTCGGCCGGGAGGTCTTCGAGACGGTGTTCAGCATCGGCCGCATGGCCGCGATGAAGGACGTCCGCCTGGTCCCGCGCCGCGACGTCAAGCTCCACATCTGCCGGTCGGCGAAGGCCAAGGACGGGAACATCCGGCAAGCCCTGATTGACCGGTTCGGGCCTGTTGGTACGAAGAAGGCCCCGGGGCCGCTGTGGGGCATTTCAAACCACCGGTGGGCGGCCCTGGCCGTGGCGGTCACGGCCTTCGACCTCGAGCAGACTGATCACGAGGCGACATTCCACCGGACGGGGACCTGACGGCATGGAGGCCAGAATGGTACGACGCGACGTCTCGCGGAATTGGGGGCGGAATCGGCGGCGGCTCATGCGGGACCGCTCGGGGCGGCTCCTCGGGTCGACGCGGATGATCCTGGCCGATTGCCACGTGCGGGCGGTCGAGCGACTGTTCCGCATGGGCAAGAGCCTCGACGCGATAGCGGACGCGATCGGTGTCTCGCGAAACACCCTCCAGCGTCGCCTCCGCGACCAGTTGCAGCACGTGCCGCGGCGGAAGCGGTCGTGGATGGATACCAGCCGACGGGAAGACCCTTCCCCCGAGGAGCTGCGGCAGCAGATGGCCGACCTCCGGCATCCATAGGGCCAATCGGTGGCCGCCGCTACCCTCGCGGCATGGCCTCCGCCCTCCAAGCCCGAAGCCCGCTCCACGTTGCCTTCGTGCGCGGGAATGACTATTCCGCCGCGCTGGACTTCAGCGTCGCGACGACCGGCTACACCTGGGCCGCCGAGATCTACTCGCTCAACACCGGCGAGATCCTCGCCACGCCCACCGTCACGACCGTCGACGCCGCCCTCGGGAAGGTGAGCCTGGCCGT